CCCGCCACGCGGGGTTGGTCTACCGTCCCGGGCAACACAACCGCCCAAAATATCACGCCCATTTGCAGCCCGGCTAGGGCCTGTGTCACACTTCCGGCATGTTCGCCAATCTACGCCACGCGATAGCGCGCGCAATCGCGCCCAAAGCCCCGCCGCCCGCGGTCGTCCCTGCGACGCCCAAGCGCCGGTATCCTCACCTTGCCCGGGCCTTACTAGCGCAGGCAAAGGCCGCCCCGCAGGCCGACAATACATACACGCACCCGAAACGGCCCGAGGGCAATGAACTCGGCAAGTTTCCCGAACTCGCGCCCGGCGTTGTGCCGAAAGCGTTGCCGGCGTCAACTATGGCGCTCGACGCCGCCGACTACACGCTCGGCATGGATATCGTGTTGCCCGGCGAAACCAAGCGTACGGCGGTCGCAATGGACGGCAACCCGTTCGCACCCTCGTGGGGGTTCACGGGGGGCTCGTCGTTCGGCAACGGCTTTTGGTTCCCGGGGTACCCGTACCTCGCCGAACTGACACAGATATCGGAATACCGCGCGCCGTGCGAAACGATATCGACGGAAATGACGCGCAAATGGTTCGAGATTCAGAGCCGCGAGGGCGCCACGAAAAAGCCCGACGACGCTGCCGAGGCCGAGGGGCAGACGGACAAGGGCGACAAGTCGGACAAAATCGCGCAGATTATGGCGCGGTTTGAGGAGTTGAAAGTACGCGAGCTATTCAAGCGCGCCGCGCTCCTCGACGCCGAATTCGGCCGCGCGCAAATCTATTTGAACATCGACGACGCTGACGAGCGCGTGCGACAGTTGCCGCTCGAACTGACGCCCGAGTCAATCAAGAAAGGCTCGCTCAAGTCGATTGCTTGTATCGAGCCGTATTGGTCAACGCCGTACTCGTGGAATTCCATGTACCCCGAGCGGTCGGATTTCTACAAGCCTACCTCGTGGTACGTCATGGGTCGCAAGACTCACAGCACTCGGCTGTTGACGTTCATTGGCCGCGAAGTGCCCGACCTACTCAAGCCCGCGTACAATTTCTCGGGCATTTCAATGATTCAGTTGGGCGAGTTGACGGTGAATATGTGGCTGCGCACGCGCAAGGCCGTCAACGATCTTATCAACAATTTCTCGATTCCCGTGTTGCATACCGACTTGGCGGCCACGCTTGAGGACGGCGCCGAGGAGGGCTCGGGCCTCATGCCGCGGTTGCAGGCGTTCACGCTCACGCGCAACAATCAGTCAATCGCCGCGATCAACAAGGATACCGAGCTATTGGAGTTCGCCGAGGCGACACTCGCGTCGCTCGACAAACTGCAAGCGCAGAGCCAAGAGCACATGGCGGCCGTGTGGAAATTGCCGCTTATCAAGATATTCGGCTTGGCGCCGGCCGGCCTGGGGGCCACGGGTGAGGGCGAGATACAGGTACATTACGACAATATCAACTCGCTACAAATCAATTTCTACGGGCCGAACCTCGACATATTGCTCAAGGTTGTACAACTCGATTTGTTCGGCGCAATCGACGACGACCTTGTCGTGCATTGGATTACGCTTGACGAGCCCACGCAGAAAGAGCTTAGCGAGATTCGCAAGTCTGACGCCGAAATGGATTCAAGCAACATCAACGCCGGCATTATCTCGCCCGAGGAGGCACGCGACCGCCTCAAGAGCGACCCCGACAGCGGGTATACGAACCTCACGGGCAACGCGCCCGAGCCCGAGGAACCGGAAATGCCGACGACTGACCCCGAGGGCGACGCCACGCGTGAGCATGAATCAGGCGAGGCCGACAAGCAACGCGAGCACGAATCGGGAATGGCGGCGCTTGCCGCGGCGGCCAAGGCCAGGCCGGCAATACCGATTACGGCGAAAACGAAAGGATAAATAGCCATGAGCGAACGATTCCTATGCGGCATTTCTCAACCTGTGACGTGCGACACAGAGTTAGAAATTGATTGCGCCCAAGATATCGGCATGGACCGCAAATACCCGTCATACACGCTAGCCGACCTTAAAAAGATGGTCGCCGAGGGCCGCGGCAACGCGGTCATGGAACAGGAAATAAAAGACCGCGAATCGGGCGCGAGCCAAGTCAAGACGACCCCGCAAATTCTCGGCGGCAAGGCACAGACTCGCGTCGGCCGCATGTAATGGCGCCCGGTTTCTACGTTACGTGCATCGACGAGGAAACCGACCGGCGCGCCTCACTCGCGGGCCCGTTCCCAACTCATGACGAGGCGCTTGCGCGTGTTGACGATTGCCGGCGCGCAGCCTGTGAGAAATACCCCGCGGCGCATTGGTACCTATTCGGCACGGCCCGCGTTAGTAGTTGACACGCGCGTCAGGCTCATATAGATTTCGCCGCACATGCGAAAACCCGACTTGATTATCGGCCCGCGCCATGACCCGCAAACGCTGCGTTGGCACATTTTCGTTTGGCGTGGTTGGCAACTGTCCATACACAAATGGCTGCGTAGCGACAGCGACCGCGCGCCGCACGACCACAAGGCCGACAATCTCAGCATCATTTTGAACGCCGGCTATTGGGAAACCATACGCACGTTCGTTTGGCAGAACGGTCAAATGGCCTACTATGACTCGACGTACTTTCGTTGGCCGCTCGTGCCGTACTTCCGCAAGGCCGAGACGCCGCACCGTGTTACCCTACCGAGCGACGGCAAGCCCGTGTGGACATTATGGCTACGTTGGCCGGCCCGTCGTCGTTGGGGTTATTGGTGCCCGAAAGGTTGGGTTGACGCCGACGATTACAACAGCACGGCCGACTATTACGCGGCCGGAATCAGCGAGGTAGGGCGCGGGTGCGACTGAAAAAGCAAAGCATGCGGCAGTTGAAAGACGCCGCCGAACACGAGCGTACTGTGCGAGCCGTCGAGGCAATCGGCAGTATCGCCCTTGAGGTTGCGGCCAAGCGCAACGTTGAAAAGCCCCGGTATTTCCGAGGGGCGTTGATAAAACCACGATAAGGAGTCTGACAGACATGGCGATTACGAAACCGAGAACGGCAGCCGATTTCCGCGCGACATACGACCGCAACGTTATCGTGCCCACAAAGATCAAGGCGGGGCTCGCGGCCCTCCTCAAGATCGGAAAAGAGCACTACGCGACCGACGAGGAGTTCCGCAGCATTTGCGGATTGCAGGGCGCACAGTTGGCCGATTTCCGTGAGCAATTCAAAAAGCATTGGTTCATCACACCAAGCATTAGTGGCAGCAAAACGCCCAAACGTGTATGGTTTGGCGACGCAAAGGTTGCGGCGAGATTGCGACCGGCTGACGAGGAATAGCACATGACTAAGGCACGTACGGCGGCGCAGTTCAAGGAACAGCACGACCCCGCAACCATCATTCTCAACCTGCGCAACGAACTCAAAGACGCGCGGGCCGAGGCAATCAACGCAACCGTGATTCGCGAGATTATCGGTACCGCGAAACTCGAAACCGAAAAATTGCGCATACCGGAATGGGTCGTCAAGCCTACTGTGACCGCCGACGCGCCGGGCGTCCCGGGCCTCATGCTGTCCGATTTGCATTGGGGCGAGAAAGTCAAACGCGAGCAAGTCAACGGCGTCAACGAGTTCGACTTGAACATCGCGCGGCGCCGGCTGCGCAACGTCGTCGAGAAAACCGTCAAGCTCTGCAAGATTCTCGACCCGGGCATGCGGTACCCGGGTATCGTGGTCAAGCTTGGCGGCGACATGGTCGGCGGCAACATTCACGATGAACTCACGGCGACCAACGAGGCGAACATCATGCCCGTTGTGCTCGACCTATATCGTAACCTCGTGCCGGCAATTTCGATGTTCGCCGACGTGTTCGGTAACGTGTTTTTGCCCTGCGTGAGTGGCAACCACGACCGCAGCACATACAAGACTTGGCACAAGGACCGCAACGACACGTCGTTCGGTTGGCTGTTGTATCAGTTCTTGGCCGAGCGATTCTCGAATGACAAGCGCGTCAGTTTCTACATTCCCGACAGCGCCGACGCCCTTTACCGCATTTACTCGACGCGGTACTTGCTCACGCACGGCGACCAATTCCGCTCGGGCGATTCAATCATCGGCCCAATCGGCCCGTTGATGCGCGGCAACCAAAAGAAACAACAGCGCAACGCCGCGGTCGATCAGTCATACGACATTATGGAATGCGGCCATTGGCACCAACGCATTGTGTTGTCGCACTTGATGGTCAACTCGTGCCTCAAGGGTTACGACGAATACGCGGCCGACAACAACTACCGGTTCGAGCCGCCCTCGCAGAACCTTTGCACGACGCACCCGGATATCGGCGTCAATTGGGCAATGCCCGTGTTCTGCGACCCGCCGGCCAAGCGTGACGCGACCCCGTGGGTATCGGTGCCGAAACTGTGAGCGTCAAGCTAATCGCGTTCACGGGGCTACCGCGGTCGGGTAAAGACTCGGCCGCGGATTGGCTCTGCCTGCACGGGTACGTGCGGTTGCGGTTCGCTGACCCGCTGAAAGAGGCGGCGGCAATCCTCCTCGGGCGCACCCTCGCAGAGTGCAACGGCGACGGCGGCTTTGACCGCGAGGCCGTCATGCCCGAATGGGGTTTCAGCATGCGCGACTTTTTGCAGCGGTTCGGAACCGAGGCCATGCGCAACAATTTCGGCCAAGACTTTTGGCTAAAGCACATGCGCCGCCGGCTTGAGTCGCTGCCGGCGCTCAATACCACGCACCGCGCCGCAGTCATTACCGATTGCCGATTCGACAACGAGGCGGCCCTCGTGCGCGAGCTTGGCGGGGTCGTGGTCGAGATTCGCCGGCCCGGGCTCGCGCCCTCGGCCCACGTGAGCGACAAGGGCGTCGAGCCCGATGTTGTGCTCGACAACGATGGTACACTGCCGCAGTTCGCCGAGAAAATCGGCAAGTTCATGCTCGCATATCATGCCGCTACTCAGAGCCGACCCGCCGCCAAACCAACGTAAGCCCGTCACGGTTCGCGCCATTCACGCGAGCGCAGCCGTGCAGGCGTGGTATTTCGCCGAACTCGACAAGCTTGTCGGGCAAATGGCGGCCGAGGTTTCGCAGGCAATCCTAATCACGTACGGCCGGTTCACGCCGCCCGAGCTTGCCAAGGACGCCAAGTACGAGGAGTTTTTCGACGATCTAGCGACCGACGCGCCGCGCAACCCGTCGTTGTTGCTGCGCGCCACGCTGCGCAAATGGGGCGGCCTTTGGGTCAGTCGGTTCGACACGCTTTCGCTCGAACTCGGCAAGAAATTTACGAGCAAGTCGTTTGGTATCACGCAAACGCAGATGCGCGCCGCGCTCAAAGACGCCGGGTTTACGATCAAATTCAAGCCCTCGCCGGGCGCCGCCGCGGCGTATCACGCGGTCGCCGCCGAGCAAGTCAACCTCATAAAATCAATCCCGCAGCAATACCTAAAGGACGTTGAA